GAAAAGAATTTAGAGGAAATGAAATATACGATAGAAAGGTAAGAAAGTCGAGAAAAATGTATAATGAAATTGATTTGGATAAAATTGATTTAAATTCGCAGCCGCCTGCAGAAGAGCCGGCTCGTCAATATTACTTTATGGCAAAATGCCGGGAGTGGGTAAAAGAATTTGAGAAAAGAACCGGACGATTACCCCGGTCTTGTGTAACAACCTTCGGCTGTCAGATGTAAACCGAAACCGAGACGAAGCAAACCCGCATAAATAAAGGATTTTCAGAAACGCCAACCGCAAAAAGCGGCGGGCGTTTTCCTTTTATAAAAATTTTTGAAAATATTACATAATATGTGTTGACATATTGCGCAATATGTGATATATTATAATTACCGAAAGGGAAATAAACCACACACAAATAAAACGAAAGGCGGGAAACAAAATGAAAGATTACGGCGAATTAGTAAGGGAAGCAATCAGAAAGGCACACGAAGAAGCGGACGCGAAAGCGGCAGCAGCTATAAAAGAATTTGAGGTCGGCAAGACCTACGCAACATCTTCTATATGCGATCATGATTGTATTTTTTCATACACAATCATTAAACGCACAGAAAAGACCGTTACCATTCGGGATAAGTTCGGAAGCGTGAAGCGTTGCAAGATACACCGCGACGGTCGCCGCCCGATCGAATATATTTACCCGCAGGGCGTTTATAGTATGTGCCCCGTATTGGACGCGGACGACCTTGTAGCATAAACCACACACGGCAGGGCGGGCAACCCGCCCGCCGTACCGAAAGAAAGGGGCAAACGATGAAAGCATACGATTATGAAATAAAGGGAAATGCGGAAGCATTAAGGGATATAGAAGAAACTATTAAAAGTAAAAATGTGCGGATAAATTGGAAAAATTTCAGCACGGGCGACAATTATTTCACGGGCGACGGGAACGCCTACAAAGTAACCATAGATCATAAAACAAAAACCGTTGAACTAACGGAAAGATAGAAAGGCGGGATAATATGGCAACAAAAAATATAAATAAGGACGATACGCCCGAATGGTTAAAAAAATGTATGCAATGCGCACACGTTTACACAACAAAAGGCGACGCCGAGGAAATTAGATGCAGATGTAAAAAAGGGTGTAATTTCAAACAAATAAAAAGCAATCAAAAAGAATAAAGGAAGCGGGGGCGAGAGCATGAAGAAGCAGGAATTAGAACAAGCGGCAGCTATGAAAAAGATGAATGACCGCAGAGCGGCGCGGGAATATAAGAAGCAGAAAGAAGCGGCAGCAGTACAGACCGAAAAGCCCGCCACGGCAGCAGGGCAGGAAAAGCCCGTATTTAATCAAATAGCCTACCAAAACGATTATAACCGCCAAAAATACGACCGCGTCAATTTAACCATGCCAAAGGGCAAAAAAGAGCGCGTGAGGATTGCGGCGGCGGCAGCAGGGCAAAGCGTGAACGAATTTATAAACGCGGCGATCGACAAGGCATTAAACGGCGGCGCAGGGGCGGCAGAATAGAAAGGGGCGGGCTTATGGCAGAATATATTACAATATGCGCTTTATGTTGGATAGGCGCGGCGACAATATTTTATTTCGCTATCCGAATTGAAGAATTTGCAATGGAAAGATTGACGGGCGAGGGGCTTATAATGTCACTATGCCGGATATTAAAAGAACTTAAAAGAAAATAGGAGATCAAAGGCAGCAGGGCGACGGGAAACCGTCGTCTTTTTTGATCGAAAAAATTTTGAAAATATTGCGCAATATGTGTTGACATATTGCGCAATATGTGATATATTATAATTACCGAAAGGGAAATAAACCACAAACAAAACGAAAGGCGGGAAACGAAATGAAGAAATTTGAAGCAGGAAAAAGATACTACGCAAGCGGGGTAACATTTGAAATCGTGAAAAGAACGGCAAAGACAATAACATACAGAGCATTACAACACGCGGGGAGATCAAACGAAAGAATAATGCAGGAAAAGACGACAAAGGTTAGAGATTGGGAAACAAGGGAAGTATTCTTTTACGGCGACAGAACAATCGAAGCATAAACCACACACGGCAGGGCGGGCAACCCGCCCGCCACACCAAAAGAAAGGCGGGAAAGAAAATGGTAAAAATCAGAGTAAAGAAAACGGGCGAGATCGTGGAAGCGGCAAACGTAGAAGAAGCGCAGGACTTAATAAAGGCTTTTGTAATGTTTACGAATATGCGCATATCACACGGAATAGAGAGCGGAAAGCGAGACAGCAAAAGAAATTATGAGATCATAGAAGCATAAAACATAGAGCGGGCAACCCGCCCGCTTCATCAAAAGAAAGGAAAACAACATGGCAAAATTATATAAGAATAAGCAGGGCGAAAAATTATACCCCGTTTGTAGTTGGGAAGAAAATCAGCATAAGTTATATAATGCGCACGACAGAATTATGAACGCTATATATGATGCAAGAGAAGAAAAGGACTTTGATAAAGAAAATAGTTTATATGAGCAACTCGAAAAAATAGAACACGCATTAAATGTATTCGGGGAATATGTTATAAATGGGCTTGTATATGCAACGTATAAAGACGGTTGTATAATTAAAGATTATATATGGGCGTATAATGCAAGACATAAATAATAAAGCGCATGACAGCAGCAGGGGCAGCGGGAAGAACCGCCGCCCCGTTATTTTACCCGTCTTTAAGGATAAAACGCGCGTCAAGCCCGTTTTTAAATACGATCGCAGACACCCGCGCCCGCTTGATCTCTATACGGTCTATGATTTGCCGGACAAACTTTTGTAAGGTTTCATGCCCCACGGCGGGCGCGAAATCAGAATACACAACGGGGTCGCCCGATTGGATTTGATAAGATAACAGAAATTCGGACGCGCTTGTTATGAATGATAATTCGGACACGGTTTCAAACGCGCTTTCTTCTTCGTCGGCTATTTCGTTATTGAGCCGCGTCAAATCTTCTTCGAGACCCGCCCGCGTGGTTATATATTCCCGTTCACTCATTACTTTGTCGTCGAATAGATACGCCTTTTTGAGCCTATCCAACGCCCGCCCGATCTTCGCGGCTTCGCTTCGTTTATTCTCGATTGCGACAGCTTTTTCGTTCCTTTTCTTTTCAAGCGGCGCAGGAATAAAGGAAGAACCGCCGCGAGATACACCGCGCAGGGCGTCGAAAATTTGGCGCAGCGAACCCGCGTCCATTTGGCGCACATTCTCAAACGCGCTACCCCGCAAAAGCCGCTTTTCTGTTTCGTCAATCCCTGCTTTCACATATTCCCGCCGCGCCACTGATACCGCGACGAGGTTTGCAACGAAGTTAAACACAAACGCGCCGATCACAACGTCGGACGTCATAGGGGCTTGACAATTCCGTTTCATACGCCGCCCGCCGCAAGTATAAAGAGACGGACGGAAACCGTTACAACGCCGTTTGTCCGCTTTTTGGGCTTGAAAAAACGCGCCGCAGTCCGCACATACCAAAACCCCGCCGAAGACGTGGACGTGCTTTTGACGGTGGGGAAAGCCCGCGCCTTGCATTTTAACGCGGTTTTCTTCAATAATGGCTTGCACGCGGTCGAATTGCGCAGGGTCTACGATCGGCGGGAATACCCCCGAAATATAGACGACTTCTTCATCAGGCTTTTTCTTTCCCCGTGCGCTTTCGCGGTAATTATAGCGGTAGTCGCCCCGATTTATGGGGTTATGCAGAATATCGCCGACCGTTTTGTTTGTCCATTCCCCGCCGCGCTTCGTGGGTATATCGTTAGAATTAAGATAGTCCCGCACTTTAGAAGTCGACCGCACTTCTTCATAAAGCGCGTACATTTGGCGCAGTATTTCGCTTTCCTTTTCATCGTGTACGGGCTTTTGGTTTTCAGCGTCCCACGCCCAACCGAACGGGACGCGTGCGCCGTTCCATTTTGCGTCTTGCGCCCGCCCGATCATAACGCCCGTCACGCGTTCGCTTGTTAGCTTTCTTTCTAATTCTGCAAATACAAGTATGATCTTCAAAACAGCTTCGCCGATCGCGGACGATGTATCAAATTGTTCATTTAAGGATATGAACGTCGTCCGATTTGCCTTGAAATCATCATACATTAAAGAGAAGTCAACGAGGTTTCGGGAAATACGGTCGATCTTATAAACGAGAACCCGCGCAACCTTGCCCGCCTTGACTTTTCTCATCATTCTTTGAAAAGCGGGGCGGTCAGTATTCTTGCCGGATTTGCCCGCGTCTTCAAATATTTCTATTTCGTCGGGGGATATATGCAGGACGTGAACACAATAGTTTTTAAGTTCCTTTTTCTGAAAAGGTAAAGAGTCTTTGTCGATCTGATACCCCGTCGAAACACGCACATATAGCGCAGTTATACGCCCGTCGAGGTTTTCCCGCCTTATTTCTGTTTTCATTGTGGTCTATTCCCTTCTTCAAAATTTATGTAATACACATTGCCAACACGAAAAACCTTTACCCCGTGGACGAAACGGACGCGCCGACCGCTTTGTCCCCTTTTTCCTCTAAACCTAACGATCGAAGCAGCATATTTTTTTCGCCGTCCGGCAACGCCCGAAAGCGTAAAATAATTTGCTTTTCAAGCGGGGATAAATTGAAAGAGGGGACGGGGGTTTCTTCCCACCCCATAAGATAAGACGGCGAACAATGCAAAGTTTCAGACAATTTACAAATTGTTTCATGACTTATATTTTTGATTGCGCCGCTTTCGTATCTTTGAGCGGTTGCTTCCTTAACGCCGAGGGCGTCCGCAACTTCCAAGAGGGTCATACCCATTTCTAACCGTCGTTTTTTTATTCGCTCATTGATTTTAGACATATTACACACCACCTTTCTATATTGCAATATAGCACTTCCTTACGCATAATGCAATAAATCATTTGCAAGATGTTAAAAAACTTACGCGAAAGGTATTGACACGTTTGCGACGATGTGATATTTTGAACTTACGCCACAAGTAAGTATTGAGCAAAAGAAAGGGGGCAAAGCAAAATGACGGAATTTGTAACAGATACAGCAGAATTAAAAAAGATTATGATTGATCGAAAGATCAAGACAACAAAGGAGTTATCAGAAAAAAGCGGCGTAAATAGAAATACACTTGCAAAGGTATTGAACGGCGCAGCACAACCGACCGCCGACACAATGGAAAAGTTGGTTTTGTGCTTAGAAATTGAGCCGCCGAAAGCGGGAAAAATTTTTTTTGCCCGCAACTTACGCCGCGCGTAAGTATAACGAAAAGGAGAAAGGAAAATGACCTACAAAGAATTAGACGCCGCCGCACATGAGATCGCAGCAGGAATTGAAAGAACGGGCTGCACGGTTCACACAGCAAAATTGATATTAGACGCAGCACGGCAGGAAATAGAAAACAATTCAGTAGCAGAAGCAAAGAAAGAAGAACCGCCCACGGCGGCAACCGAGGGCGGGAACGTGGCGCAAAGTAAAGATCACTTTTGATCTAAACCTTTGAGATGGCGCACAGCTTCAATTTTGTCGGCGGTGTATTCCGTGAAATCTTCGACGGACTTACGCGAATTTTCATTAACGCACCTTGCTTCACAGTCAAGCAAGTATAAAGAATACGCAATACCGACAAGTCGGGCTAAATCTTCATCAAACACAATAACACCCCCTTCCATACCGCGATTATATCACGGTAACGGCAGTAGGAACAATAAGCAATAATGCGACAATAGCAGAAAGGAGCGGGAAGAATGGAAGATCGAAAGATTGAAATTTTAAGCAGGGAACAAATAAACGCTTTATCAGATGAAGAACGCGCCGCCCGCCGTGAAAAGATAGCAAAGGTCACGGCATACGAAGCGCACGACATTGTAAAGCATTTCGCGGAAATGGGCTATAACCATTTCAGAGCAAACACAAGGGCGGCAGCAGGACAACCACACGGAAAGGCGGGAAGCATGAAAAAAAGAAAAGCATTTTACTCAACAATGCGAGAAAACGGAGTTGTCAGGATAAGCAAACAAGACGGCTTCGAGATAGAAGTCGACGGCGAAAAACTTAACGCATACGTCAGCGAGGAAAGAGAAAGAGCGTACATAATCGACCCGAAGACAGGGCTTGCGCTGCAAATATACGACTACTACGACGAAGAATTATTGCTATCGGAAATCGAAGTAATAGAAAAAGCAAAAGAAGAACTTTTGAAAGACAAAGAACGCCTTTTAAAATGGCGGGAAAAACGAAGCAGAGAAAGCTATAAATTAACGGTTCAGACATTCAATGCGTACAAACGCGCGGAAAAATTAAGAGAAAAGGCAAAAGAAGCAGAACAGAGGGAACGCGAGCAATAAACCACGCGCAGGAGCGCAGAAAGGCAAAGGCGGGAAACATGGAAATAGTAAAAAGCGATCTTGAAAAGGAAATAGCGGCGATCTTTAAAAAGCATACGAAGAAAGGCAGGGAAAGCGACGTCGCGGGCGTTATAAACGGGGTTTTGCGACAGTATTTTCAGCAATTAGCGACGGGGAATTGGTCGGAAAGATACCCAACGGTCGGATATATGCAGCAGGAAGAAAACAAAGACGCAGCGTCGAACGTTATAAGCGGCTTTTTATGGGCTATGGACGCGGCGGGATTGATAAGCGATAAAAAGCGGGAAGAAATGCAAAAACAGCTTTCCGCGCTACGTTTCCCAAAACACGACGCGGAACATTACGAAAGCGCAGCACGGGAAATATTAAGAAGCAGGGCAGCAGATAAAGAAGCGGAAACAGAAAAAGCAAGATGCCGAAAATGTGAAAATTATCAACCCTACGAACCCGACGCGGGATTGCGCGAGGGCTGCACCGCCGACGAACTGTACGCGGACGAAAATTGTCAAGAGATCATACCAGAGGTCAACGCCGAAATAGCCGCATATATGCAGAACTCCGGCGAGGGCTGCCCGTATTTCATTAACACGGAAGAAGGAAGTGGGAAGAAATGAAACTTTTAGACCTTTATTGCAAAGCAGGGGGGGGCGGCGGCAGGGTACGCAAAGGCGGGCTTCGAGGTTGTCGGCGTGGATATTGAGCCGCAGCCACATTACCCATACAAATTCATACAAGCGGACGCGATCGAGTTTTTAAAAACCGCCGATCTTGCGGAATTTGACGCGATACACGCGTCGCCGCCTTGCCAAGCGCACAGCAGGGCGAAATACTTATCACTTGCGCGAAACGGTGGAAAATACGGCGACCATAAAGATTTTATAGCGGAAACCCGCGAACTTTTACAGAAAAGCGGAAAACCTTACATAATCGAAAACGTGGTCGGTGCGCCGCTGCTAAACCCTATTTCATTATATGGGACGCAATTCAAAAACCTATACACGCAGCGGAAAAGGAACTTTGAAAGCAACATAAACTTAAAACCGCCCGAAACGCCGCCACAAAAGAAAAAGACACCAACGGCGGGAAACGGTTTCGGTCAAGATGGTTTTATATCAATATGCGGGAGCGGCGGCGTAAAAGGAATGAACGCAAAGCAAATTGTTTTATATTGGGGTTTTGCATTGGGCGGCGTTGACTGGATGTCGCGCAGCGAATTAGCCGAAGCGATACCGCCCGCATATACCGAATTTTTAGGGAAACAGTTAATAAAACATATAAAAGAAAGAGAGGATTTAAAAAATGGGACTTATTGACGCATTTGCAGCAGACGAACGGGTGGAGTTAAAGGTCGGCGATCTCTACGATATTTTGAGAGTGGCGGCGAGTAATGAAAAGAAAGCGGAGTATTTAATAAACGCGATCAAGTGCGAAGTGCCGTATAACTACATACGGGAAATAATGACAGGGGAAAAGGAAGAAACAAAAGCGGACGCGATTTGTATTGCAATACCCCGCGACATTGTCGACGCGGCTTTTGAAGAAGCAAAGAAAGCGGCACGGGAAGCAGCGGCGGCGGCAGGGTTAGACCTTGCGGCGCAGGGCGCGAACGTAACAGTAAATGCAGAAATCAACGCCACACACAACGCCGTCGAGGGCTTGAAAGATTGCGCCGACGAAAATGTATCTTGCGAAGAATGTCCGAAAAAGGAAGTTCGCGACGCGATCGCGGAAGATATTGCAGGAATGGCAGACGAAAGCGGGCAGCAGGGCGACCCCGCGCTTCCTTTCGATACCGAAGAAAGCGAGGGCGGCGAAGAATGAAAAAACAACCTTATACATACGCCCTTTTATTACCGACGCTTTCCCCCGCTGCAAAAATAGCGATCTACGAAGACGGCGGCGGGCAGCAGGACGAAGAAACGGACTTCAACGAACTTTACGCGGGGGCTGCAATCAAATCAAAAGAACGCGACGACCTGCTTTCCCGCGAGGTTAAGCACATCGGAATAAATGAGCGCAACGAATTAAAGGACGGCGATCGCCCTTTACTTGAAATTTTTGTTTATTAAGAGCGGGCGCGGAAAGGCAAATCACATTGAAAGTAATTGATCTATTGAAAATTTTCAAGGGTGCGCCGTATGTGCGAATTATCGCAGGAAACCGAGACGGCGAAATATTAGCGGGCGATTATGCGGCGTCCTTTGAATTGGCGGGGCTTCGTTCAGAACTTACGCCGTATTACGACGCGCTTGTACTTGAATTTTTTGCACGGTTTGAAACGCGGCATAAAAAATATAGCGAGTTGGGGCTATTGCCGCCGTATCGTACCGATATAACGGCGCAATATGAATTTTCAGACATAAAGCAAACTTTATACTACGACATAGTCGTCGAGGGATAGCGAGGGCAGCAGATGAAAAAAGGAAAGCGCGGAAAGCGCAAGCGGGAATTTGAAAATATAGCGGGCTTTGTGGTTTTTGAAAAGCGGGCGTATTTTTCGGACTATCTTGAAAACGAAGTCGGGGCAAAATGGCACACGATAAAGCGAACCTTATACGACGCGGGCTACACCGCGATAGCGGTCAATGAATACCGCGACGGGCTGCTTGCAGATTTTCGGGAGTTATGCCGCGCCCACGGCTTCACAGAATACATATAGAGGGCGGGAAAATGAGCGAACGGAAAGAAATAACGAAAAGGCTTTCGACGCTTGCGGAAGCGTATATAAACCCGAACGGCGACCCGCGTATATATTACGCAAAAGAAGTTACTTTCGATCATGCAACAAGCCACGCCGTCCGCGTTGATTTTATGAAATTCAAGCCTATAAATAACACTGTTTCGGGAATAGAAAAAGGCGACTTCTATTGCTACGAAGTGAAGTCGTGCGAAGACGACTTTAATTCGGGGCACGGGCTGAACTTCATAGGAGACTATAACTACATCATAACGGAAGCGGAAACTTTCGAGAAGATCAAAAGCAAATTGCCGCATTATGTAGGCGTTTTAATTCCAAGTAGTGACCCGTGGAGATATTTAGAGTCAGTAAGAAAGGCAAGGCGAAAAGATAGAGAAAAGCCGCTATCGGAAATGCTTTTAATGATGTATAGGTCGGCACAAAGGGAAAGAGATAAAAGAAGGGAGTAACGGAGCAATGGCAAACGCAATAAAGAAAAAAATATACCCGCTTATCGACGAGGAATTGAAAGCAGCGAACGAGCGTTTCGGGCTAAATCATTCTAATCATGAGTCTTTTGCGGTTATCAGAGAGGAAATAGACGAGGTAAACGAGGACATAGCAAGACTTGAAATGTGGGCGGGGCGAACATGGGAAGCAACCAAGAAAAACGCGGACGGGGCGACTATCCGAAAATTGTATGAAGAAATTTACAAAGCGGCAGTCGATACGGCAGTCGAAGCGATACAAGTCGCGGCTATGGCGCACAAAGCTATTGTTTCAAACGTCGAGATCATGGCGCAGCAGACGCGGGCAGAGCATGAAGCGGCGGGCGCGTATGCAGACGCCCCGACGGTAAGGTCGGCAACATAGGGGGCGAAATGAAAAAGAAGATCATCAAGGCTTTATTCATAATCGGAATTGCCGCCGCCCTGCTTTCTCTCTTTGTGTTGCTTATAGCTTATTTAATATCGTGCGGCGTAAACAGCGGTTTAGAAATTCAGATATAGGGGGCGACTTATGGGTAAAGAAGTAAAAACACAGAAAGAACGCATACAAGCGGAATTATTAAAAATCGGGATAAGGACGGACGAAGATTTGCGCGAAGCTATCCGCAAATTGCCGCCGCTTCCGATCGGCATTATGACCGACCCGATCATAACGAAGCAAAGGAAGGGGGTCGGCGTTTGTGGCTGATATGCAGGGCAATAAAATTTTTGCGGTAGACTTCGACGGGACATTATCGCAGGGCGTACCATTCCCCGAGATTGGAGAAGCAAACAAGCCGCTTTTTGAAATGCTGATAAAGGAAAAAGAAAAAGGGTCGCGCATTATTCTTTATACTTGCCGGACGGGGGGCGATCTGAAAAGAGCAATAATTTTTTGTCACGAAAACGGGCTTAAATTTGATGCAGTAAACGAAAATTTACCCGAATTGATAAAGGCATACGGCGGCGATACGCGAAAGATCAATGCAGACTATTACATAGACGACAAAAATCTGTATTTCCCAACGGTGGGCGTGAATATGTGGCAACCCGACGAAGACGCGGGCGTTTGAATTTCGGCAAAGGAAAAACCGCCGTAAGGCGGGAAACCAAAACGGCGGCTTTTCTAAATAAACCACAAAAACATTATAGCAGAAAGGACGCGAAAATGCAAAGTAATAATTTCCCAAAACGAAGATATTACACCGAAGCAGACGCAAAGGCACGCGCGGACGAAATCGTCGCGGAGCGGTTGGCAGAAATAATTGATAAATGCGATCGAATGTTGCAAGGCTTCCTTTCGGCGAATGAAACAAATAGCCGCCTTAATAGGGAATTGAGGATTGCGCAGGAAAGCGCGGAAAAAATGACACGAGCGGCGATCTGCTATGAAGAAACATTTAACCGATTACCCGCCGAAATGCAGGAAGAATTTAAAAAGATAAACAGCGAGGTAATGAAAGAATATGGGATATGACATTGAGAGACGAAGACGTAACAATCTACGAAAGAAGCGGCGCAGGGCGCGGCAGATACGGCGGCGCGTTTATCTTACGGGATTTATTTTCATACTTGCGGGCGCAATCGTAATGATAGCAAGGGCAGCAGGACGGACGGCAGCAGTTGACGGAACTTACGCGCCGGAAGGAACGGGCGAAAAGTTGGTCGCAGTTTCCTACACGCAAAAGCCCGACATATATTTGCAGATCGAAGACGTGAGCGAAGCGGCGGCAGTAGTACCGCGCGACCCTGCTTTCGTATGTTTGCCCGTACCGATGAGCGAAGAAGAACAGCGCATAGTTTTTGATATATGCACGGATAACGACGTCGCCTTTTCCTTTGTTATGGCGATCATAGCGCAAGAAAGCGGGTTTGCAAAAGAAGCACGGAGCGAGACGGGCGATAGCGGATATATGCAGATAAACGAATGTAATTCGGCGGCAATGGCTGAACGCGGTTTTGTGGATATGTACGACACGGCGCAGAACGTCGGCGCGGGCGTTTCTATGTTGCGCGATCTGTTTGATATATACGGCGACGACGAGGTACACCGTGTTTTAATGGCTTACAACATGGGAAGGAACACCGCCGCCGAATTATGGGCGCAGGGCATAGAGACGTCGGAGTATTCCCGCGAAGTAGTGGAGCGCGAAGCGGAATATAGCCGCTATATGGACGAATGTTTGAAAGGATATTGATAATATGGAAGATTTACACGCGGGCGGTTTCTTCAATATGGACTGTATGCAGGGAATGAAAGAGTTTGAAGACGGTTTCTTCGACCTTGCGGTCGTCGACCCGCCCTACGGTATAGGAATAAGCAAAAATCCCGTCCGGCAGATGCACAGCAAAAAAGAATGGGATAACGAAACGCCAACGGCTGAATATTTCAAAGAATTATTCAGAGTTTCTAAAAATCAGATCATATGGGGGGGCAATTACTACGATTTGCCGCCCACACAAAATTATATTGTATGGGATAAGGTACAACCCGAAGACTTGACGCTTGCTATGTGTGAATTTGCATGGTGCAGCATACAACGCCCCGCGAAGATATTCAGATACAGCGTCTTAAAGGAAAAGAACAAAATACACCCGACACAAAAGCCCGTCGCGCTTTATGCGTGGCTTTTATCGAAATACGCAAAGAAGGGCGACAAAATTCTTGATACCCACGTCGGGAGCGCGTCAAGCCTTATCGCGTGCCACAATGCGGGCTTTCAGTTTTGGGGCTTCGAGATTGACAAAGATTACTACACGGCAGCGCGGCGGCGGCTTGATGCAGAGCGGGCGCAGCTTTCAATAATGGACTACGCGAAAGCAGCAGGAAGTGACGCCGTCCAGTTGGACTTATTCAGTATTTAAAGCAGACAGTATAAGAAAGGAAGCGGGATATATGAAAAAAATAAAAATAGAAGTGCCTTGCGTAACAAATAGCGGGAAAATTGCACGCGTTATTTTATACGCGGAAGCAGACGGAAATATAGCACAGCTTGAAAGCGTTAAAAAAATATTAGAGCCGCAAATATCCGTAGTCGATACGCCCGAGACGGCAGCAGGGCAGGACGCAAAAATATAGTTTCTTCCTATTATATGCGAACCCCTAAAAGCGACCTTGTAATGGGTATTAAGAAATCGTAAATATTATGTAATATGTTAGAAAGATAAATATATTATGCAATATGTAAGAGGGTAAGAAAGAGGGTCTATATATTGTGTAATATGCAAGGGGATAAGGCGGGATATGAGAAAGAAGAAAAGACTATATGACGACTACGACTACGAAGAAGCATATAACAATCAACGATTGAAGTTAGAGGAATGGGAAGCGGAGCAGATCGCAAAGCAGGGGAAGAAGGGCGCAGCATATCGGACAACAACAACGGAAGCAGGAAAGCAGATAGAAGTCGATATATACCCGTCCTTTAATTCCCGTCATGATATGCCACGCACGAAACGGAAGCGGGAAAGCAGACCGTCACAAAAGAACCTAAACGAGAAGCGGGCGCGTCGCTATCTGAATAACTTAGCGGCGGCGAATTTTGGAAAAGGGGACTTGTGGGGGACGTTCACATATAGGGCAGGAGAAGAACCCGAAAGCGTGGAAGATGCAGAAAGGATTTTCGGAAATTACATAAAGTGCATAAACCGACGCAGGAAAAAGCAGGGCAAGCCGAATTTGCGTTACATATACGTTACCGAATGGAGCAACGACCCACAAAAGGGAATACGCGTACATCATCACATGATCTTTAGCGGGGATTGTGACAGAGACGAGATAGAAAAATTATGGCGTCACGGCGATCGGACGGAAACAAAGAGACTTGCGCCCGACCCCGATACGCATATAACGGGGCTTGTGAATTACATAGCGAAAGACCCGAAAGGGTGTAAACGGTGGAAATCATCAAAAGGGCTAAAAAAACCAAAGGTAACAAGAAGCTATTCAAAGTTCGGCAAGAACAAAGTCCGCAATATGGCTTTCGATCACGCCTTACTTGAAACAGAGTTGACAAAGAAATATAAAAACGCCCGTTTCATCGACGCAAGCGTTTTCGTGAACGAAGTAAACGGCGGCTTTTATATATATGCCCGCATGGTACGGGATTGAAGAAAGGGGATAAAGAAAATGCGTTTGCAGAACATGAGAGCGTCAGAAACGACCGAACAGATCAAGTTATTTAATTGGGCGAAGTCACGGGAAAGCATAATACCCGAATTAGGGTTACTGTATCACATACCCAACGAGGGGAAGCGATCGCAGGGCGGCGGGCAGATATTAAAGGCGGCAGGGCTGAAAGCGGGAGTCCCCGACGTATGTTTGCCCGTACCGCGTAAGGGCTTCAATGCGCTATACATCGAAATGAAATTCGGCAGCAACACGCCAACGAAAGCGCAGCACGATTTTATGGACGCGTTATCGGCAGCAGGGGCAAAGACGGCGGTCTGCTATTCGGCAGAAGAAGCACGGGAAGTAATAAGGCATTATTTGTCGCCCGCCGATAATTTTAATCTTGTAAATTGCGAAGAAGCGGTTAGAACGGTCAACGGGTGCGAGGGCTACGACGTGGACTTCGCGCCTTGTGATAAATGCAAGAAACATAAACCACACAACGAAAGGAGTAACGAAAAATGTTGACAATCACAACGAACAAAGACGAGGTCGCCGGAATAGTCGCCGGAGCAATCAAAGAAAAGCCTTTGCCGCTTTCTGATTTTTGGGAAAAGCGCATACTTAACCTTTTAGGCTTTTCAGACACAGACCGCCGCGAAATTATTCACAATTTACGCGAGGACAGAAAGGGAACAACCGACGCAAGGCGCGAAGTCCGTTTCACGGCGGGCGGGGCGGCTACGGTGCGCATTATGGCGACGTTCAAGATCGGGCGTATCAATCCCGAAGCGGCAGAAACCTTTATTTTGACGATCGTCGAAATTTTGGAAGCGACAGGGCTTGAAGCGGCAGCAGCACCCGAAAGGTTAGACGGCGAAATCGTGGGCGCAGGGGAAGCAGAAAACGAAGAAGCGGCAGCAGTCGGCGGCGGTATGCCAAACGCGCCCGCCGTGCGCACAGTTTCAAAACATACGGGCTTTTGCCGTTTCTGTAATCAAGCGCGTATGTTTGATGCGGTGGATGGCTTATCGGGGGAAGATTACAACAAAATCGCAACGCAGGAGTGCGATTGTAACGAAGCAAAGACAACCCGCGCCCGCCGCGCAAAAATGGAAGCAGCGGGCTTGTGGGCGAAAAACATCTTTTCACAGAGCGGCGGGCAATTACAACTTATGCTTTGCGCTATTCGCGCCACGTTCGACGGAAGCGTGGACTATGTAACTATCAAGATCGGCAAGAATACGCACAAAGTAGATGTAGACGGCGACGGTATGATACGGATAAAAACAGCATACCGCGACAGTAACGAAGAAACATTTTAAGCAAGGGGGCGCAGCGTTGGGGCGGTATTACATGGACGCAGATGAAAAAAGAATAGTGCGGTCGCTGATACGCCTTGAAGATAAGCGCAGACGCGGGAAGTTGAAGCGGCGGGCTACGGCTTTCGACCGCAGGGTACAAACGGCGATAGAACGGGCAGAAAGCGACGTCGATTTGGGCGGGGCGCAGGGGCAGACGCGCGACGAACTATTGGCAAAGATACGCGATCACATTGTCACTAATACGCCGTGGGAGCGCATGGGCGAAACATATTGCAGTCGTGGCACGTTCTACACATACGCCCGCCGCTATCAATTTCTTATCGCCCGAAACATCGGATTGATCGAGGAAAGCGGAAGCAAAGCAGGGGGCGCATAGATCATGGCGAAAGAATACGCAAAGGACTTTTACAACTCGAAAGCGTGGAAGAAGACACGCAATGCCTATTATCTATATAGGCGCGGACAGTGTGAGCGTTGCGCCCGTGAGTTTGAAGCGGGCAAGCGTAGCCTTGAAGATATAAACGCGGGCGCAATCGTACATCACAAAGAGTACATAACGCCGGACAATCTTCACGACCCAAAGATCGCCCTTTGCTTCGACAATCTTGAATTACTTTGCGAAGATCATCACAACAAGGAACATAAAAGCAAGGCAAAACGATATAGATTTGATGAAAATGGGCGCGTTATCAAAGCATAATTTTAATTTTAGTTTGATAATGCAGAAATATTTTAAACATGAAAAATAATTTGCATATTGCGCAAATATAGCGGCATATCCCCCCGGGGGTCAGCGAAAAACAACGCCGGAAGAGAACCGAGGGAGTGCCCTAAAAAAAACGCTACGCGTGCGCACGCGCGTAAGGGGGTCAGCGAAACATGGCAAAAAAAGAAGATAATAGCGCGGATATGGGCGGGAATGGCGAAACATTAAAAGAGTTGCGCGAACTTTTGGCGATTTATGAAAATATCCCGAAAGAAAGACGGGCGGCTTTACTTGCGGCGGCGAAGCGGGAAGCGGCGGGCGGCATATTGACCGACGAAAACATTGAAGCGGAAAAAAAGATTTTGCTTCGTTTCTTTTCGGGCGTAAAGGACACGCGGAAAAAGAAACTGATCGCCCGAAAGGTAAACGAAGTCGCTTTCCAAGCGGTAACGATACGGCAAGCGAAAGAAAGCCTTATCACGGACGGCTTGCAAGCCGAGGTCGTGAACGGCAAACAGCATTACCCGAAAGAAAACCCCGCCGTCGCAATCTACGACAAGTATTGCCGCGCTTATCAATCAAACATTGATAAGCTGATCGAGTATTTACCGCCGAAAGAAGTAAAAGCAAAGTCGGCATTAGAGTCTATGCGAGACGAAGTAGAAAAGGATTGATAGGATTATGGGAAAAATGGCAGCAGGAAAAGCGGCGGGCGGCAGCAGTACCGCCGACAATTATATTTTCAAGTATTACGGCGAGATCACGGCGGGAAGGGTGCGCGTTGGGAAGCATATCAAGGCAATATATAAAATCTTGACTAATGGCATTAAAAGCGGGGTTTATATCTACAAAGACAAAAAAGCAAAAAAAGCAATCTGCTTTATCGAAAACTTTTGTCATCATTCCGAAGGGCGGTCGGACTTGCTAAAGTTGGAACTATGGCAGAAAGCTATTGTTTCGGCGATATTCGGAATAATAGACCCCGCGACGGGCTATCGGCAGTTTCGGGAAGTGTTTTTGTTGGTCGCCCGAAAGAACGGCAAGACCCTTTTTGCCGCCGCGATCATGGCGTATATGGCATATATTGACGGGGAATACGGCGCAAAATTATATTGCCTTGCGCCGAAATTAGATCAAGCCGACCTATGCTTCGACGCGTTTTATCAAATCGTCCAGTCAGAAGATGAACTCGACCGCATAACAAAAAAGCGGCGGTCGGATATTTATATAAAAGAGTTTAACACCACGATCAAAAAGATTGCCTTTAATTCTAAAAAGTCGGACGGTTTCAATCCGCATTTTGTGTTAAATGATGAAATGGAAGCATGGAACGGCGATCAAGGCTTGAAGCAATATGAAGTTATGACGTCCGCGATCGGCAGCAGGAGACAACCCGTTATATTATCCACATCAACGGCGGGATATATAAACGACGGTGTATTCGACGAACTTATGCGCAGGGCGACGGCGTTCCTAAAAGGGCGCAGCGAAGAAAAAAGGCTTTTGCCGTTTCTTTACATCGTGGACGACCCCGAACTATGGGACACCCGCGAAGAATTGGAAAAATCAAACCCGAATTTAGACATATCCGTATCATGGGAATTTTACAAAGAGCAAATAGCGATCGCCCGCGCTTCGCTGCCAAAGAAAGCGGAGTTTTTAACGAAATATTGCAACGTGAAACAAAATTCGTCGGTCGCATGGCTTGAATATGCAGACGTAGAAAAGGCGGTCGGGAAAAACGAACACGGCGAACCCGTCCGGCTATCACTTGAAGATTTTCGCGGCTGCTATTGCGTGGGCGGCATTGATCTATCACGCACGACAGACCTTACGGCGGCTTGTATCATCATAGAGCGCGACGGAATGAATTATATAATATGCAAAATGTTCATGCCGCGCGAAAGGTACAAAGTCGCAATAGACGAAGAAAACACGCCCTATAATATGTTTGTTGAAAAAGGATTTTTGCAATTATCGGGCGACAATGCCGTCGATTATAAGGACGTTTATAAATGGTTTTTCGATTTGGTAAAGGTTTACCGAATAATGCCGTTAAAAGTGGGCTACGACAGATATTCGGCGCAATATCTTGTGCAGGATATGAAAGAAAGCGGCTTCCACATGGACGACGTATATCAAGGCACGAACTTAACGCCCGTACTCCATAACTTCGAGGGCGATCTAAAAGACGGACACTACAATATAGGCGACAACGCCCTTTTACAGTCGCATTTATTGAATGTGGCAGTCGACATAAATTTGAATGATAGCCGCATGAAACCCGTAAAAATTGAGAAGCGGGCGCACATCGACGGAGCGGTTGCGATCTTCGACGCGTTGGCGGTAAAAATGAAATTTCACGAAGAAATAGGCAGACAATTAAAAAATGAGCGGAAACCCGCATAAATAGCGGCTTTAATGCAGTTTAGAAACGTCCGAAAGTTTGGCACAATCGGACGTTTTTTATGTGTAATATGTGCTTAGAATGAGCGAAGAAAGGGGGCGCGGCGTTGGGTATCATAAAAGATTTATTGAATTTGAGACGCTATAAATATGCGCCTATCTTTGCGTTTCGCGGGGAATATCAAGGGTCAAGCGACCTTTATGAGTCCGACGTAGTGGGGAGTATCGCCCACGCGATCGGGTCAAATTTGGGAAAATTAACGCCGCAGGTCGTGAGGAAAGACGGCGGCGGGCTAACAGTAAGGGACGATTACCTTGACCGCCTTTTATCGCTTCGTTGGGCGGCAGAAATAACGCCCTTTGACGGGCTTTATAAAATGGCGTCCGATTTGGTTTATAAATCTAACGCTTTCGCGGTTATATTCTACACGCCCGACTTTTCAAAGGTGCAATCAATCGTTCCCGTAACGGTGCGGTCTTTCCGCATTTGGGAAGACGAAGAAACGGGCAATATATATTTTCGTTTCGTGTGGGACTATGACGGGAAAGAATATACTTTGCCTTATCAATCAGTTATCCACATCAAAAGCCGCTACAACAAAAAGCGGTTTTTAGGAACGCCGCCCGACGCGCAGCTAAAGACGACGCTTGAACTTTTAGACACAACGGGCGAAAACTTGCGCAATACCGTAAGAAACAGCGCAAATTTAAAAGGCTATTTGCAGTATAAAAACTTTTCAGATGAAGAAGATTTGAAAAAGAAAGTGCGGGAATTTCAAAGCGCATACATGACGGCAGAAAACGACGGCGGCATAGCGGGTCTTGACTCAACTATGGAATTTCACGAAATTTCACAAAAAACGCCGATTATCCCCGTCGCACAATCGCAGTTTTTACGCGAAAACTTATACCGTTATTACAATCTCAACGAGAAAATTTTAAACGGGTCATATACAGAAAGCGAGTGGAACGCATTTTATGAAGCGGTAATTGAACCGATCGCAATACAACTTTCGCTTGAATTTACATACAAACTATTGTCGGAGCGCGAACGCGGTTTCGGTAACAAGATCATATTTACCGCGAACCGCTTACAATATGCCACATTGCAGACGCGCGTCGCGTTGGGGGCGCAGTTGTTCGACCGTGGCATTATCACAATCAACGAATACCGCGAAATGATGTATTTTGAGCCGATCGAAGACGGCGACGTGCGCATGGTATCGCTGAATTATGTCAAAGTTGACGATCAAAGCATTTATCAAATCGGCGAAGATAACGGCGGCGGGCAGCAGGACGGCGAAAATGCGGGGAACGGAAACGGCGACGCGGCAGCAGGGGCGCAGAACGGGCGAAAGCTGATCGCGTTGTATATTCCAACGATAAAGGAAAAAGAAAAGGGGGTGTAAATGTGCCTAAAATATTAAATTGTTTCGAGGTTAGGAACGAAACCGAACAGGACGCAGAACTGTATTTTTACGGCGACATAGTTTCGGATTGGTTGGGGGCGTGGCAGGACGCCGATCAATACCCCGACGCGGTTAAAAACTTTTTGGCGGCGCAGGAAGGGAAAAACTTAACCGTCTATATCAATTCGGGCGGCGGTTCGGTTTTTGCGGGTATCGCAATATACAACATGATAAAACGCCACGCGGAAAAGAACAAAGTCCAAGTGATTATCGACGGTTTGGCGGGGTCGATTGCGTCGGTAATAGCTTTTGCCGGAAGCGAACCGCCCAAGATACCGTCCAACGCCTTTTTGATGATACATAACCCGTGGAGTTACGGCGAGGGAAACGCCGCCGATCTTCGCAAAATGGCGGACGCGTTGGACGAAGTTGCGGTCGGTATGCTGAACATATACGACAAGCATTTGCGCGAAGGAGTAAACGCCGACGATATTAAAAAACTAATGGACGCGGAAAGTTGGCTAAACGGCGAAGAAGCGGCGCAATATTTCAACGTCGAAGTTACGGACGCGGTCGAGATTGCCGCAGCTTGCGGCGACTATATCTTAAACCGCGCCGACAAATCAAAAGTACCGAAAGGGCTTTTTGAGAAGAAACCGCAGGGGGCAGAAAAGCCGAACGCGGACAAGGAAGGAGCAAAGCGCGAAACGGCAAAAGCCCGCGACGCGATTATGCGCAATTATATATCAATACTCACACCATAAGAAAGGAGCAAAGACAATGAGATTAAAACATGAAGATTTAGTCAAAATGAGCGTGAAAGAACTGGAAAAGCACGTCGCGGGGCTTGTAGAGGAAAGCAAGACCGCCGAGGGCGACGCGCTTGCGGCGATCGTTGCGGAAGCAGAGGACGCAAAGGCAATTATCGAGGACGCAAAGGCACGCGCCCGCCTTGCAGGTATGGCAGAAGTAGCCGACCCCGACGAGGGCGACGGCGACGAGGGGCAGCAGGGCGAGAGCGGAGAAGGAGACGGAAAGGTAAAAGCGTTTGAAAAGCGCGGACAGGCAATCAAGGACGGAAAAGCGGTCAAATTTTCCGCACGGGCAATTTCGACCCGCGTAAGAGCCGCGCTTTCCGTATCACAGACCGCGCCCGTAACCCACACGGCAACCGATTTAAAGCCGACCTTTAACAATGTTTCTTCGCTGATCGACCGCGTAAAAGCAGTACCGTTAAACGGCGGCGAGACATACGAACGGGGATTTGTAAAGGGCTACGGCGACGGCGCAGGAACGACCAAAGAGGGCGCAGACTACAACGCAACCGAACCCGTTTTCGGCTATGTAACGATCGAAAAGCAGAAAATCACGGCATACACGGAAGAACCCGAAGAAATGGTTAAATTACCGTCCGCAGATTATGACGGCGTTGTAGAAGAAAGCGTTACCCGCGCGGTACGCCGCTATATTTCCCGCCAAATTCTGATCGGGGACGGCAGCACAAACAAGATCAAGGGTATTTTCTACAATCCGGCAGCAGCAAAAGACGACGTGATTGATCGCAATACTGATCTTGAATTATCCACGATCGACGACGGCACGCTTGACGAAGTTATTTATTCTTACGGCGGCGACGAGGACGTGGAAGCGGTCGCAACCCTTATTCTCAACAAAGCAGATTTAAAGGCATTTGCAAAGTTGCGGGATAAGCAGGGGCGCAAGGTTTACACGATCGTCAACAACGGCAACACGGGAACGATCGACGGCGTTCCTTTTATCATAAATTCCGCTTGCGCGGCAGTATCGGCAGCGGCAACCGCCGCCGCGCCTTATGCTATGGCTTACGGCGTGCTTGACAACTATGAACTTGCGATTTTTTCCGACATTGATACCAAAAAAAGCACGGACTATAAATTCAAGTCGGGGCAGATCGCATACAGAGCGTCTATTTTCATCGGCGGCGCGGTTGCTGCATATAACGGCTTTATCCGCGTAAAGAGAAAAGCAAAGGCAGCAGCGGGCGCATAAGATCGGGGGCAAAGAGTAAATGACAAAAGCGGAGTTATTGGACGCGGCAAAATTGAGAGTAAGGAAAACGGCAAAAGACAGTCTTGACGCAGATATAAAAAGGCTTGTCGCGGCGGCATTATCCGATTTAGAGCGAATCGGGGTACATTCTTCATGGCTTGCCGCGCCGTCCGACCCGCTTATCATTGAAGCGGTTTTGTCCTATGTGAAAGCAAATTATAGTATTGCCGGAAATTACGACACGCTGATCGGCATTTACAATATGGTTTTGACAAAAATCAAGATCGCGTCGAAGTATTTCGCCGAAATGCCAACCGAGAACGAAACGGAAAAGGGCGAAGAAGCAGAAAGCGGCGAAAATATTGAAACAAATTTAACGCTTATCAGCGTAGGAAACAGCGCAGACGAAGACGTAAGGACGGCGGTCTTTGCCGAGGTCGACCCCGTGGGGCGCGACGAATACGAAGCAGCGGGGCAGCAGGGCATGAAAGCGGAATATAAATTCACGGTTTGGGCGGCTGAATACGACGGGCAGGAAGAAGTCGAGTATAACGGGCGTCGGCTTTCTATTTATCGGACATACGGCGCACGCGAAGACGACAAGATCGAACTTTACGCAGCGGAAAGGGCGGGTAATGGTAGTTAAAATCGCATACGACCAACTTTCGGAAGCGTTGCAACATCAGCTTTCGGAATATAGCGCGGCATTAACAGAAGAATTAAACGCGGCTTACAAGGAACTTGCGGACGCAGGGGTGGACGAATTGAAGCGGGTACACCCGTACCACGACCGCACGGGGCAATATTCAAAGAATTTTGCCGTAAAGCAGCGCAAGAACGCGCAAAGCGTAGTCGGCGCACAAAGTTACACGATACACAACAAAAAACGCTACCAGATCACGCATTTACTCGAACACGGACACTTAACGCGGGACGGAAAGCGCAAAACGCAGGCTTTCCCGCATTGGCAGGACGCGGAAAACGTGGTAGAGCGTGAAGCAGTAAGAAAGATCGAAGAAGCGGTCAACGCCGCTAACAATCAAAGTTAAGGGGGCGAGATATGCCAACATTCGACGAGATCATAAGGCGGGCGACGGCTTGCGGCTACCCGATAGCCGAAAACGAATTTGCGGTCACGAAACAGAACCCCGCGCCGACATTGCCTTTCGTGTGTTATTCACGGGTAGAACATTTTACGGGGTCGGACGATAGGGTGCGGATAAAAACCACGGACGGCGCGATCGAATTTTACACCAACAGGAAACCGAGCGCGGCAGATTTGGAAGCGATCGCAGCGTTTGAAAAAAAGGTATTTTTCGACGTGGACTATACGAAAAGTCAAACGTTCATTCGCAGCGAGAACATGACGCAAACGGCTTATGATTTTACGGTCAAAGAAAAAATAAGAAAGGGGCAATAAAAACATGGCAGCAGAAGCAGAAAGAATTATTTTAGGGTCGGGCTATCTTCATGTAAGAGCATACACAAAAGGCGAAGCAATCCCGAACCCCGAGGACTTTTGTACGGACGAAACGCTTTTCGCCTACATCAAGGGCGGCGCGACGATTGAGTACGCGCCCGAGTTTTACGAAGCGAAAGACGATATGGGAAAGGTTGCAAAGACGGTTGTTACCAACGAAGAAGTAACCTTGAAGTCGGGAATTATGACTTTTACGGGAAACACACTTGCGAAGTTGTGCGATACCGCCCGCGTATCGGAGCGTGAGAGTACGGTCAAAGGGAAGAAATACCGCGTTGTAAAGGTAGGCGGCGCAGGAAACGCGAAAGGCGCGAAATACGTTATTTGTTTCCACCACGTCGACGCGGTGGACGGGGATATTTATTTAATGATTATCGGGCAAAATCAGGCGGGCTTTTTGCTTTCGTTTGCCAAAGATAGCGAAACGGTCGTCGACGCGGAGTTTCACGCGCTGCCTATGGACGGAGAAGGGACACTGATCGTCTACACGGAAGAAATCGTCGCCGGAAGTGAGAGCGGCGGGCAGCAGGGCGGCGAAAGCGGCGGCACAGGAAGCGAAAACGGCGGCGGTACGGGCGGCAGCGAAGAAGAAGCAGCGGGCAGTTAAAACGAAGCTGCAAAAGCCCGAATAAACCACGACAAACAGTAGCGGCGGGGCGGGCAAAGACAACCCGCGCCGCCGCTAGTTTTTCAAAGCAAAAACGCGAAAGGAGATATACATATTATGGCTAATGTATCATTTGATTTTAACAAAATTAAGAGATCGTTTTTTAACGTTACTTTAAAGGACGGGCGCAAGTTACAAGTAAAAATGCCGATGAAAAAAACCTTTGACAAATTATCGGCTTTACAGAATTTAGATCAAAACGAGGTAGAAATAGACGACGTCGTTGATACGTTTGGCGCATTGTGCGCGGAAACCCTGTCGCACAACTTGAACAAAGAAACCGTAACGGCTGAATACATGGTCGACAATTACGACATTGAGGAAATGACGGAGTTTATAAAGCAGTTTTATATTTTTGTGGGCGGGGTAACGAATAGCCCAAACTGAAATTGCCCTACTATGCAGGGGGCGAAAAACAAAAATATTACTATAAACCGGAAACAGAAAGCGAACATTTAGTAATTTCTTACACGGGGCTAAACTATCGCCAAGTAGAAGAAATGGACTTTGACGAATATCTTTTCTTCGTCCGCGAAGCGTATATTTTCAATCTTAACCAAACAAAGGACGGGCGCGAATACCTTGAAAATTGTTGGAGAATGACACAAACGAAATCAGACCGCGCCGCGTTACGGGAGAAATTCGGGAAGGGTGCGAAAAATGGGAAATAATATCAAGGGCATCACAATAGAGATCGGCGGGTCGACCCAAAAACTCGACCAAGCCTTAAAGGGCAACGAAAAGACCGCTAAATCATTGCAAAATGAATTGAAAGCGGTAAACGCTGCCCTTAAACTCGACCCGACGAATATCGAAGCGGCGAAGAAAAAGCAGGAATTATTAACGGCAGCAGTCGAGAACACAAAAGAGAAGTTAAACACCCTAAAGGAAGCGCAGGAAAAAGCGAAAGAAGCGTTTGACAAGGGCGAAATGAGCGCGGAGCAATACCGCGCAATCGAAACGGAAGTAATAAACACCGAAAACGAATTAAAACGCCTTGAAGATGAATTAAAGAACGTCCACGGCGCAGCGGACGCGGTCGGGGCGAAGTTTGAGGAAATCGGCGGGAAAGTTTCGGGCATAGGCGACAAGATCACGGGCGCAGGAAAAGCGTTCGCGCCTTTATCGGCAGCGGCGACGGGGTTAGGTGCGGCGTCGGTTGCTTCACTCATGGAAATGGACGAGGGGTACGATACCGTTATAACCAAAACGGGCGCAACGGGCGAAGCATTGGAGGACTTGACCGAACAGGTGGACGACGTGTTTTCTTCCTTGCCTACATCGGCAGCGGACGCGGGTATTGCGATCGGAGAAGTAAACACGCGTTTCGGGCTTACGGGCGACGCGTGCGAGGAACTTTCAAAAGATTTTATCCGTTTTGCGGAAATAAACAGTACAGACCTAAACACGGCGATAGACAGCGTGGACGCGATAATGACGAAATTCGGCGTTGACTCAAAAGACACGACCGCCGTGTTGGGGCTTATGACGAAAGCAGGGCAGGACACAGGGCTTTCAATGGAAACATTGGAAAACGCCTTAAATACCAACGGCGCGACCCTTAAAGAAATGGGGCTTGACCTTACGGAGTCGGTTAATTTGCTTGCGCAGTTTGAAGCGTCGGGCGTTGATACCACGACCGCACTTGCGGGGCTGAAAAAGGCGCAGCAGAACGCGACGGCAGAGGGGAAAAGCCTTGACGAAGCATTAACGGAAACCATAGAGGATATAAAGAACGCGTCAAGCGAGACGGAAGCGTTACAGATTGCGACAGACCTTTTCGGCAAAAAAGGCGCGGCAGAAATGACGCAAGCAATCCGCGAGGGGCGTTTTTCACTTGAAGACTTAACGGGGTCTTTATCCGATTATGGGTCAGTTGTGGAAGATACATTTAATGCAACGCTTGACCCGTGGGACGAAGCGAAAGTCGCCGTAAACAATCTGAAAGTTGCGGGCGCAGATTTGGCGGGCGAACTTATGAAAACGGTACAACCGATCATAAGCGGGCTTACCGCAAAAGTAAAGACTTTTACAACGTGGTTTAAGAATTTGGACGACGGCACAAAGCAGATGATTATAAAAATCGGGGCGATCGTTGCGGCATTATCCCCCGCCCTTATGATTATAGGCAAGCTAACAAGCGGGGTCGGCGGGCTTATAACGAAGATCGGCGGCGTTATCCCGAAATTAGGCGGTCTTAAAGGTGCGATCGCGGCGGTTGCTTCCCCCGTTGGGATTGTCGTCGCGGCAATAGCCGCACTTGTGGCGGCGTTCGTATATTTCTATAACACAAACGACGAATTTCGGGAAAAAGTAAACAACGCGGTCGAGCAGATCAAGGCGGCTTTTCAATCTATGGTCGAGAAAATAAAGCCGCTGCTTCAAAATCTGAAAGTAGCTTTCGACAATCTCATGACCGCATTGCAACCCGTTTTTTCATTTATCATAGATCAAGTTATGGCGGTCGTAAATGGGATAATGAACGCAATGCCGTCTATTATTAGCGCAATAACGAACGTAGTCGACTTTGTGACGAATATCGTGAACGCTATTATAGCGTTACTCCACGGCGATTTTGACGGTTTCTTCTCATACATAAGCGCGGCGCTTCAAAACGTGATCGACTTCATAAAAAATATTCTGAACGCGGCTGCTGCATACCTTTCGTCAGTTTTTTCGGGGATTTGGGCGACGATCGTCGGAATTTTTCAAGGGGTCGGACAGTGGTTTTCCGATCGCTTCAATGAAGCATACACGGGAATTTGTAATATTTTCGCCGCAATCGGTCAATGGTTCGCCGCCCGTTGGACGGACATACAGAACGCGCTTTCGACCGTGGCGACGTGGTTTTCGACCATGTTCACAAGTGCGGTAAATGCGGTATATAACGCTTTCGCCGCAATCGGTCAATGGTTCGCCGCCCGTTGGACGGATATAAAAAACGCGCTTTCGACCGTGGCGACGTGGTTCGGGACTATGTTTACGAACGCCGTAACGAATATACAAAACGCTTTCGCCGCAATCGGTCAATGGTTTTCGGCGCGTTGGACGGAAATAAAGAACGTATTTTCGACCGTGGCTTCGTTCTTCCAAGAAAAATTTAACGCGGCGGCGGCAGCAGTCAAAAACGCATTTTCGGCGATACCGCAATTTTTTAGCGATTTGTGGCAGAAAATAACGGCAATATTCGTCGACGCCGGACAAAAGGTTGCGGACGGCGTTATGGGCGCGTTCAAATCGGCTTGTAATGCGGTATTCGGCACGATCGAGGGCATTGTAAACGGTTTTGTAAACGCGATCAATAGCGTTATAGGCATAATAAACGAGATCCCCGGGGTAAGCATCGGAAGTTTGTCAAGCGTATCATTGCCGCGCCTTGCAAAAGGCGGCGTTTTAAGCAGGGGTCAAGCGATCGTCGGCGAAGCGGGCGCGGAACTTCTCACAATAGCGGGCGGGAGGCGATAGTAACGCCGCTATCGGACAAGAACCGAAGCGAAACGCTTTCGGCAGCAGGAGCAAAGACGGGCGGCGATTTTATACAAAATATCAACATAGAAAGCCCGAAACCGTTGTCGCCGTATGAAGTGGCACGGCAGACAAGAAATCAGACTCAAAACATGGTTTTACGGTTACGGGGGGCGAGGGGATAAATGAGCGCAGACAGAACAATTTATTGCAAAAATGAAGACGGGGTCGAAGTTTTTTTTAACTACGACGAAGAAAGCCCGTTTTTTTTGGAAAAGATCGACGGGTTTATGAAAGTATCAAATAAAGTCACAGCTTCCGAAAATACCATGATCGACGGCGAAACGTATCAAGGGAGCGTGACGAAAGCCCGAAACCTTGTTATCACGGCGAGTATTTCAAAAAATCACGTTTACAATAGAAATCTGCTTTATAAATGTTTCAAGCCGAAAACAAACGGGCTTTTAACCTACGTCGAAGAAGATGAACGGCGAATAATCAATTACAGAGTTGAAGACGTGGACGTAGACCCCGACGGCGTTGTAAGGTTTGCCACAATTTCGCTGATCTGTCACGACCCATTTTTCAAAGATGAAGAAGACACGATAGTCACTATGGCAGGGTGGCGACCCTGCTTTACATGGCGGCACAGATTTAAGGAAGAAAAAGAACCTTTCGGAAAGCGCGTCGCGGAAATCACGAAAGAGATTAACAACGATAGCGCAGCGGACTATATTGGCATAGAAATTTTAATTGAAGCAACGGGCGCGGTCGTAAATCCTGCAATATACCACACCGAGCAAAAGGAATTTATAAAGATCGGGACGCAGGACAACCCGCTTGAAATTGGCAGCGGCGAAGCGGTGCGCATTACAACATATACAGACGAAAAAGACGTCTATTTGATAAAGGACGGGGAAGAAACAGAAATAAATCAATACTTAGATGAAAGATCGGACTTCGTTCAGTTAGTACACGGGAAAAATACTTTCACATACGCGGCAGATAGCGGGCGCGATTACATGAACGTAACAATTACTTATCGTTTTAGATATTTGGGGGTTTGATATGGAAGTACGGGTCTATAATGCGGATTTATACCGCGTGGGGCAGGTCGAAAACCAAACGTCGATAAGATGGACGCGGAAATTCTTTGAAGCGGGAGAATTTGAAATACACGCGCCCATAACGCCGAAAAATTTAACACTATTCACGGCGGGAAACATCGTCAGCATAAAGGACGCAAAAGAAGCGGGCGTGATTGAGGATATAGAGAAAGAAGAAAGCGACGTAAAAAACGAGATCACAATAAAAGGGCGTTTTCTTTCTTCCTATACCGACCGCCGCGTGATAAAAGGCGTAGTAAATTACGATAACGCCAACATAGAAACCGTTATGCGGGAACTACTCACAATATGCGAGAAAATCCCGCTTGTGGAGTTAGGGGAATTGCACGGCTTCGCCCCGACAATATCCTTTCAAGCGACATACAGAAATTTACAAACAGTATTGACGAAGATAGCAAAATACGGGCTGATCGGCTACAGATTTACCCCAGATTTTGATAAACATAAAATCATATTCGACACAATGCAAGGCACAGACCATAGTTACGCGCAGAACAAAAACAAACGCGTACTTTTTACAGAAAGCTACAACAACCTAAAAAACGCAATTTATAAATTCAACAATCAAGCCCTAAAAACGGTCGCAATCGTGGGCGGGCAGGGCGAGGGCGCGGCGCGGACGGTTGTCACAGTTGGAAGCGGCAGCGGGCTAAATCTTCGTGAAATATTCGTTGACGCGCGGGATATATCCCCCGATGGGCTTACAGAGACGCAGTATCGCGCCGCATTATATCAACGGGGAGAAGAAGCACTAAACGCCGCGATCGCCGCCGAAAGTTTGGAAAGCGAAGTCGACCCACAAACGAATTTTACATACAAAGAAGACTACGATTTGGGCGATATTGTGAGCGTAAGAAAGAAGTCGTGGGGGCTTTATATGAACCAACGTATAACACAGTTAGAAGAAGTTTACGAGTATGGCGGGGGGTATGTAGTACCAACATTGGGCGACCCACTTCCCGAGACGATAGATTGGGGGGATTAAAAAATGGCTGATAATTACGCATACTTTTACAACGACAAAGACGGCGACCGTGAATATGACGCGGAAAGCATGACCGATTGGTTACGCCCTTTCTTTGTGACGGGCGTATTCAACGGAGAATTGCGCGTTGTGGCTAATGACAACATGAGCGTAACGGTAGAAACGGGCTATTGCAATATCGGCGGCAAAGTAAAAAACTTTTTCAAGAAAACGCCGCTTGACCTTGAAGTAGCAAGCGGCACGCTTGACCGCATTGATACGGTTATACTTCGCCGGAATGATACCGACCGCGACATTCAGATCATTATACAGACGGGCGGCTATTCGGCGAACCCGCAACCGACGCCGCTTGTGCGTTCGGGCGCATATTATGATTTGAAACTTGCGGAAATTTACGTCGCGGCGGGTACGATACGCATAACGCAAGCCGAAATCACGGACACGCGGGCAGACGCGGACGTGTGCGGTTGGGTTTGCGCAACCGTGAAAGAAATCGACTTTTCACAGATTACCGCGCAGTTCAACGCGTATTTTGCGCAGTATCAAGGGAAGATAACGACAGAATTTAAAACGTTTGTCGCATATATGGCAAATTTAGAGCAGCAGGGAGACGCGGCGTATCAATCCATGCTTTCAACTTTCTTTGATTATGCGGCGACGCAGGAAACAAGATTTAATAATCTGTATGATGAAATGCGCGACCTTATCGGCGAAGCGACGGCGGCACAGTTACAAAACCAAATCGACGATATTAACGCCAAGATCGGGACGGCAATAGAAGACCTTGCGACAAAACTTATCTTCACGAACGGCACAAAAGAAGAAATCACGGGTCAAAAGTTCACGATCACAAACGCCGACACGGGGAAAAGCACGGTTTACGCCTATGCGGACGGCGAAAAGGTGTATTTGACCGAACACGGCAGCTATACCATAACGCCGCAAAATGAAAATTATAGCGTAGTCCCGAATGTGTTCAAAATAGATCACACAAAGACGACGGAAACGCTTAATTTCAGTATATACGCGGCGGGCGGGTACGCATACGTCGGCGGCTATGTGGGCGCGTATGTTGCAAGTAGCAGCAATTAAACCAAACATAAAAGAAAGGGGCATAACATGAGAAATTTTCCGAAAAACTTAAAAACGAAGGAAGACATTTATAATTGTCTTGATATGGTTAGGGCGGGCGATCTTCGCGCGGCAGACCTTACAAAAGCGATCAATAAGATTAAAAATCAGAATTACATAAACGCTGAAATCGTGAGCATATCGGAAGACCGCAAGACCATAACAACGCGCTATCTTGCGGAAGCGGACGAGGGCAGCAGGGCAAAAGTCGGGGCGGCGATCGTTACAGTAAAGGCGGTCACGCACGGCGAGAGCGAACCCGACGAACAGGGCAAAACAAGCCTTGTTTCGTCTGAAATTACCGTATCAAAGGCGGTCGCAAAAAGCGCGGAAATATTCGCACTTGAAAAAATACCGTCTATCTATGATAAATACGGCGTAACAGAAAGCGAACTTGACGCAATCCTTGACGAGATTGCGGAATAAGAAAGGAGCGACGAGAAAATGGCAAAATTTTTTTTATACGACGAGAGCATGACGAATAAAAAAGCAAAGATCACAACCGCGAAACTTGCCACAATGGGCGACATAGTCGCGCCCGAAAAGGCGTTCATTTATGCGGACGGCGAAGACGCGCCCGATACGCTACACGTTTGCGGCGGTCTTCTTTTGGCGGTCGGCAATTCGATTTTTGAAACGATCGCGGCAACCCTTACGGCGGCAGACCTTGACAATGGGTCGGCGTTCACAATAGGAACGGACTATTGTGTGTATATTTGCGACCCCACAAGCGGCGACGAAACGGTAGACAGCGACGAGATTTTCAAAATCTCTAAATCTTCAACCTTTCCGAGCGGCTACACGGCGGCAAATTCCCGCAAGATCGGCGGCTTTCATTATGGGGTTGTCCGGCGCGTGAATGAGCATGGAAACCCCGTAAACAATAGCGGAGCGGAGCGCGGCAGCGGGTGGGAAAGCTACGTTTACAACGGGATTTTACCTAATTCCGTATGGACTCTTTTACACCGCCCGAAATGTGACCCGACAGGTATGTGCTACATCGGCGGCGGCTTATGGGGCGACATTTATCTTTCGAGCGACGACGGAGCGGACGGGCTTCAATCCGCATACGGAGAAAACCCGATCACGGGCACAGAGGGGCTTAATTGGTATATCGCCAACGAAAAAGCACACCGCGTCGGGAAGCGTTTACCGTCCTATGCTGAATTTTGTCAAGCTGCTTTCGGGTCGCCCGAGGGCGCGGACGGGAATAATACATACGCATGGAGCGCGACGGGAAATAAAGCCCGTACAACGTGCGGGGCGGTAACGTATGCGGTTAGCGCGGTCAATATCCGCGATCTTGTGGGTAATGTTTGGAAGTGGTGCGACGAATTTTGTCTTGACCCGACCGCTTCATCGTGGAATTGGCAGGACGTTTTAGGCGCAGGACACGGCGACGCGTATATCCCGAGCAATACCGCGCTTCGCGCGTTCATTTGCGGCGGGAGTTGGGGCGACGGCGTCCACGACGGCGACCGCGCCGTGGGTTGCAACGGTTACCCGTGGGGCGTCTACGCGGCCGTCGGCGTTTGGTGTGTGTGTGACTCACAGTAAGCGGACGGGCGGCGGCGAAAGCCGACCGCCCAAACGGAAAAAGTAAAGGGAAAGGCAGGGCGGCAAAATGCAGGACGCGAAAACATACGAAGCAAAATATAACGCGCCCGACGTGGTAATAGATACGGGCGCGGACTATATCCATACAAAAGCACATCAAGCGGCGTATGACTTTAGCGTATATCTCCATGAAAAAATGAAGAAGTTACCGCATTATGAAAAGTTTACGCTTCAAAAGGAAATTCGGGAAAGTATCGACGAAATACTGGACGAGGTCGAACAATATGAGATAACGAAAGTTATTTCGCATCTTTACACCGCCGACCGAGCAAAACGGCGGCTTATGCGCAAACTTCGCCTTGCTTATGATCTGAAATATTCCGCAATCAATGAAGACGTCCTTTTCTATTGCGCAGGACAGACGGCGATCATCGGCGCATTGATAGGCGGTCTAATCAAGGAAGCAAAAGAAAGAAAGCAGAGCGGCGCAGCAAAATAACCGCCGCCGCTTTTTGGGGCAATCGTTAGTACCGTATCGTCGGGCGTTTCCTTTCGCTTCACGCGTTCATTTGCGGCGGGAATTGGAACAACGGCGTCCACGACGGCGACCGCGCCGTGAATTGCAACAATTACCCGTGGAACGTCAACGCGAACATCGGCGTTTGGTGTGTGTGTGACTTATAGAGCATTTTAGACGGTATCTTGTCCGCAAGTATCGCAAGGGCTTATATAAAAGTCATTTTATATAGAGTCAGACGATTGTAAAGAGTGAAAGAAAGTGCGTGCTATTAGGCGGCTTTTCCAAAACTTCCCGTCCGCGCAGGGAGCGCGGCAAAGATCAAAAAGCACCGCCCCGAGAAGTAACGCCAAAGGACGCGAAACGCGGGGCGGGCATTTCTTAAAAGGCATTGAAAAAAATATGAGAAGATAAAAGTATAAAATTATGAAAACAGAAAAACACATATTAGGCGCAATTTGCACGGTCAAAAACGCAATGAAAGCCTACCAAAAGGCGCGGAAGTGTAAACGATACCGCCCCGAAGTGTTAAAGTTTGAGCAAAACCGCGAAATAAACCTTGCGCGGGCAGTTGCGGCAATACGCGACGGAACTTACACGGCGGGGCGGTATTTCGTCTTTAAGGTTTACGAACCGAAAGAGCGGCTTATAATGGCGTTGCCCTTCTTCGACCGAGTTGTGCAACACATGATCGTCAATATAATTGAGCCGATTTTTGAAAAGCGTTTTATTTTTCATTCCTACGCTTGCAGGAAAGACAGAGGGGCGCACGAAGCGTCAAAAGCACTTGCCGCCCGCCTTTATGAATTACAGATACGGCAGGGAAAGAAAATTTACGCGATAAAAGGCGATATACACCATTACTTTCAAAGCATAGACCACGGAATATTAAAGAAAGAGATACGCCGCTATATATCCGACAAAGCGGTTTTGAAGATATTAGATCACATCATAGAACATAACGGCATTTATCCCGATGGCGTGGGAATACCAGTCGGAAACCTTACGTCGCAGCTATTCGCAAACGTGTATCTAAACATATTAGATCAATACATAAAGCATGAACTACACGCCCGCGATTATTTCCGATATATGGACGACTTTATTATTCTTTCGGAAGACCCCGCAGAACTTCACGAAATGCTAAAGAAAATAGACGAATTTGTGCGCGTTCGCCTACATCTTACCTTAAACCCGAAAACGGGCATTATCGCGGCGAAAAACGGCGTCGACTTCGTGGGTTATAGGCATTTTCCGTCGTTTAAGATTGTGCGGAAAGGCGCGACACGCCGCATAAAGAAGCTGCTGCACGCATTTGAAACGGGCGAAGTCGACGAAGAACTTTTCGACCGTTCAATAGAAAGCCGCCTTGCGCACATCGAACACGCCGACGCATGGCATTTAAGCGCGGATATTCGGGAAGACGTAAAGCGTTCAAAGATTGGCACAATCGAGCGTTTTTCTATTTTAGAATTAGCATAAATAAAGGAAAAAGAAAGGATATAAACCGATGAACACCCCTATTGTATTCACACCACAAGACATTATAAACGGCGTGCTTGCGGTATGCGCCGCAATATCTGTTATAGCGGGCGCGGCGGCGGTTATCGTTAAAGTCATTACGAAAGCAAAAAGCCCGAACAAGGCGCAGGACGAAAAAATAGCCGCCCTTGAAGATGAAGTCGAGAGGATAAAAGAGGAAATGCAGGAAAACAAAAAAAGTCTCGACCGCCGCTTCAACACGGATAAAAGCCGCCTTGACAGCATAGACGAAGCAAACGCCGTCACGCAAACGGCTATTCTTGCGCTATTATCCCACGCAATCAACGGAAACGACAAAGAAGCATTGCAGCGGGCAAAAACTGATCTTGAAACCTACTTGACACACCGCCCACACAAAGAAAAGGGGTAAGCATGACAAAAGAAGCAGAAATTATTATCGTTTTTATCGTTATTATCGTGCTTTTGATTTTCGTACTTGTTATGGGCGGGGTTATAGTAGGGCTTTTAAAGATACGGGAAATGCAAAAGAAAGAGGTTTCGGGGGGCTATGGCAGGAAGCAGGAAGCGCAGGACGCGAAAAAAGAAATTAGAAACATCAAAAGCCCTTTTATATGTTTCGGACATAATAACGGGCGTTTGTACGATTGCGGCGATTATCGCCGTTTTCGCACTTAAAGACGCGACCCCGCTTGCTTATCTTATTCCCGCCGCCTATGGATTGTCGGCAACTTCCCACGGTTTCTATTATTGGAAAGCAAAAGCGGAAAATTTACAGAAATTCGGACGCACGGACGAGATCACGGAAGACGCGGACGATTTTTCATAGCAACAAAAAACCACACAAGAAAGGGGCGTAAAAATGACGGTAACATTATTTGCAACAATTTTAACAGTCGGCGCGATCGCTAACGCATTACTTACGGAAGCGATCAAAAAAGCGTATGAGAACGCGGGAAAGACATATAGCCCGAACGTGGTCGCGCTGATCGACGCGGCAGTAATCGGCGGGTTAGGTACGGCGGCGGTCTATATGCTTTTGGGCTTGCCGTGGAGCGTGAACAATATTATTTGCTTATGTATCATGATCGCGGCGGTTTGGGTCGCTTCGATGATCGGATATGACAAAGTATTGCAGTTAGCGCGGCAGATCGAAAAAATAACGCCGATCGCAGAAAAAAAGAAAGAGGGTGCGGACAATGGCGACAACGAAACAGATTAAAGATTTTATCGCGCAGATTGCCCCCATTATTCAGAGCGAAGCAAAGACGCGGGGCTACAAGGTTGTATCGCCGATCATTGCGCAAGCGTGCATCGAAAGCGGCTACGGGCTTTCGAGCCTTGCCGCAAAGTATCATAATTATTTTGGTATGAAGTGCGGCGGCAGTTGGAAAGGCGCGTCCGTGAACATGAAGACAAAGGAAGAATACAAAGTCGGGACGCTTACGACGATACGCGATAATTTCCGCGCTTATTCTTCCATGACCGAGGGCGTAAAGGGCTATTTTGATTTTATAGCGACGAAGCGGTACGCCAACTTAAAAACCGCCACAACCGCCCGCGAGTATTTGGAGCGCATCAAAGCGGACGGCTATGCCACATCTTCGACCTATGTCAAGACAAACATGAACGTAGTCGAAAAATACGGGCTTACCGCGTGGGACAACTTCGCGGCAGGGACGGGGCAGCTTGCGGCGGCTTCGATAGAAAGCAAGCCCGCGAAAACGCCCACGGGCTACACAGTAGGAAAGACATACACCCTTAAAAGCAATATGTACGTCAGAACCGAACCGCGCGGCAGAAAGAAAACGCTTGCAGAACTTACCGCAGACGGAAGAAAACACGCCTATAAAGACGGAGCGGGCGCAGCGTTGTTAAAAAAGGGGACAAAGGTTACGGCGCAGGGCGTGAAAGAAAACGAAGACGGGTCGGTATGGCTGAAAATCCCGTCCGGCTATATATGCGCCGTAAACAGCGGCGGCAAGGTATATATTACATAATGCGGCGCGGCGCACATTGCCGCGACCCGTGCGCGGGGCGGCATTATAAAAATATACTTTTGGTCTTAATATGGGAATATATCACGGTAAAGGAAGCGGGCTTGTTTTTTAACTTGTTCGCTTCTTTTTATTGCCATTGCCGCCGAAATATATTATTATATAACAGATTTGGAAGAAAAAAGAGGTTTGACAATGAATGAAAACGAGCGAGAACGCATAGACGATATTTTGGCGGGGATTGATCTAAACAACCCGCCGCCGACCGAAGAACCCGCGCGGCAGTATTATTTTATCAAGAAATGCCGCGAAATCGTAAAACGCAAGTCCGAGGAATTAGGACGCCCCCTTTTCGCGGCTACGGTTACTTTCGGTTGTCAGATGAACGCAAGAGATTCCGAAAAGCTGGTGGGTATATTGGAGAGAGTGGGCTATGAGATAACAGAGGACGAAAATGCGGATTTTGTGATTTACAATACCTGTACTGTGCGGG